GACGCGCGCCCTGAAGATTTAGGCCTGATTACCCTTCTCTCACTGCCATGGTACTACTATGTATCATCAGTTTGGCGCGATGTTAGTATTTGTCACCGTCCTGTCGAGCGAGTCGATCGGATGGCGATAATTTACTATGTTTACCTCACGGTTTATTGCGTTCTATGGTTAATTCTATGGAAACTTTATTGGCTGTCACAATCGCCAGTAGGCAATGAACTGTTGTCAGCGTATATTAATTTCTTAAAGAAATTCTCAACTCAACCTCTTGTTCTTAATAAAACTTGTAAGACGACCTTTGAGCACCTACCCAACATTTCTGCCATTTTGCCTAAGAATCATTCTCATGCCCATGCGGCCGCTAACCGAAACTCATCTGTAGCCTTCATGTACCACTTTTGTGATATGTTAGGGCTTGACCCATATGTCATCCAGCAGTCGAGTTCAGACCACAAAGCTAATAAGCGTGGGTGTAAGACATTTCACTGGGCAAAAGACACCGGACTTAGTTACAAAACATTCAGCCCTGGTAAGGATGACGTCATTGTTTATAATGACGTTGATATGTATTTAGACATGCCTAAACTTTTAGCTACATACCCCCAAATACATGTTCTTAACTCCTTCCAACCCTCTGTTGCCGCAAAATCTAGCACTAGTGAAGACAACTACTCGTTCCGATTTAATACGGCATCTGAAGTTGAGTATCATGTAACTGGTGGCGCAACCTATAATCACCAAGTTTGGGATTATGGTCCGGATGTTATTATGGCCTGCGCGAGATGCCATATGGGTACATGTGTTAGACAAACCGCTTACAATGTCGTTCGTAGACAAACTGAAGCTAATCATCAAATTATTCTGCTAGTACCTATTAGTACTTGGGTGTCGCCCTTCTTTGCCATGCCCATATCTGGTAATGTGCTTCAACGCCTTCGCCCCATTGTTGGGTCGTTCGTTAGGGTTCATAGTATAGCCTCTGCCGGTCATTTCGTTTCTACTGCCGGCATAGGGTCATACTCGTCTATCACCATTCAGCAGGAAAAAGATGACCAGCTTTCCCATAGCGTCAAAGCTAGTAAATTGCCCCTAACTATCGCAAGCGTCAAAACTATCCTCGGTGCTGACGAGAACCTAGCGTGTGTCTTGGCTAATTTCCATAACGAGAAACATGCTTACACTGAGCAGTACGTTTATCCTGCCAGTGAATCTGTTTTCAGTTATCAGTTTGTCGGTGACAACTATGACCCAGAGTGCAAGCCCACAATTACGGCTTTTATGAGTCCAATCATTCCTTGCGCTTATGCCCCCTTGCGTGGCATAGCGAATGAGTCACAAACTGTTTATGGGCGTGTGACGTCAATAGCCTCTGATTCTGTTGCCACACCTTTTATGCTTGAATGTATGAACGAGTTTCTTAAGATCATGATTCCTAACCCATGTGAAGCCTTCCCCTGCGATTATGAAACTGTCTGGGACAAACAAAATCGCCCGACACAACGCCAGATTCTGGAGCGCGCTAATTTAGCCGGTAAGTTCACTGGCGTCGATTGTTTCATTAAGAGTGAAGCCTACACTGAGGTTAAGGACCCCAGAAACATATGTGTGCTGCCTGGAGGATTGAAGTTACACTACTCCAGGTTCATTTACTCTCTCACCAATGTGATCCGAAAACAACCTTGGTATGCTTTCGGTTTAACTCCATTGCAAATTGCTAGTCGTGTAGCTGAGGTGTGCTCTAATGCCCAAACCGTTGTCCTTACCGATCTTTCACGTTTTGATGGTAGGGTTTCTGCGGCTATGCGCACATTTGAGCGCCTCATGCTTATGCGTTATTTTAAAAAGAGTTTTCATGGTGAGATTAGTGAATTATTTGCAAATCAAATGGACCAGCATTGTTATACCACCAATGGTGTCCACTTTGACTCCGGATTTGCCAGGCTATCTGGCAGTCCTGAAACCGCAGACCTAAACAGCGCATCTAATGCGTTTATGGCCTACTATGCCTGGAGATCAACTAAGATCAACGGGCATTATGTTGGGCCCTTAGACGCCTACATGCGCCTTGGTATCTATGGCGGTGATGATGGGTTGACCCCCAATATCCCTGCCGCATCCTATGTTAAATGCTGTTCTCATCTTGGGCAGCGCTTGGAGGCGGTAACGATACAAAGAGGACAACTCGGAGTCAATTTCTTAGCTAGATATTACTCCCCAGAAGTTTGGTACGGCGGCTTGGATAGCATGAGTGATCCTTTTCGAGCTCTATCTAAATTGCACGTATCAACCCCTTTGCCAGGTAATGTCAAACCTATTGAAAAATTAGCAGATAAGTTACGCGGTTATGTTTTAACGGACCCCAACACGCCTGTGTTGGGAGATTTGGCCGCTTTATTGCCTGATCTTAATGTCCAAAATGCTGACTTAGGTCTCGCCAATTATTTTTCAAAGTACCCTGTTAACGACCAATACCCTAATGAT